CCATTAGCGACATTTACAGCAGATTGGAACGCAACTACCAGTAGAGTAGAAGTAATGTGTCAGCCAACAAGTCTAACTAACAGCGTTACCGTTAAAGTATTCGCAACAGAAATCACAACATCAGATTAACGGTAAATATTAAAAGAGATACTAACATGCCAATACAAACAATTAATTTAGGTAACTATGCAAATGACGGCACCGGTGATGATTTACGCACCGCTTTTACTAAGGTAAATGCTAACTTTCAACTAGTTGGAGCAACTTTAGGAATTATTGGAGGTGAAAATGTTGGCGGTGGGACTGGTATTTTTAAACGCAGAGACAACGACAATCTAACACTAGAGTTTAAATCGTTAACCAGTGCAGATGGTTCTATTCAAATAACTAGTACCACTGATACTGTAAATTTAAAAAGTTTATCCTTAGTAGAAAACGATCCAAGTCCAAGTCTAAATGCAGACTTGCAACTTAACGGTAATAATATTGTTATTGGGGGCATTGGTGGTGGTGATGTTCAAACTACAATATTTGGTATAGATATTCGTAATACCAATGCTTTATTAGAGTTATTAATACATTCAAATTCAGTCACAATTGACTTTGGATCATTTATAGACGGAACTGCTGGTACTCCAGATTCGCCAAATGTTATCTTAGATATGAACGGAGTTGTTGCAGACTTTTTAGGTTTTTCAGTTACAGATCCATCGGGATCAAATTTAGATTTTGGTTCAATTGTTTAAACGAGAGCAAGTATGCCACTAAATGTATGGACTAAGCCCACTGGCTGGAATTTTGGACAAGAACCTGGGACTAACCTATCAGTAGCATCGGGTAGTTTTATTGTTGGTTATCAATATGTAATACAGACTGTAGGAACAACTAATTTTAAAAAAATAGGTGCGCCACTGAATTCCGCAGGAATTATTTTTACAGCAACATCCACAGGATTGGAAGCTGGTCCAGATATTACTAATCCAAGTACAAATCTTACATATACTTCTCCAGGATCAGGTGTTGCATCAAGAGTAGCGTTTAGCGAACGTCAACCATTAACTTTAGATTTACCAGTACAAAATGATAATGTAAAAACATTACTAATTAACAATGCTGGTACTGGTTATCCTACTAACGGCGGCTCATTTTTTACCACAGGTGGCGGCGGCACAGGGATGACAGTACAAGTGTTTAGTCCTAGCGGTTATCTTCAAGCAGTGAGTATAAACAATCCAGGTGTAGGATATCGAGACGGCGATATAATTACAATACTTGCTGGCGGCAATAATGCTACAGTTATTTTTAAAATAGAATTTTTAGTTACATATTCTATAATTTCAGGTAAGTTGCCTCCTGGATTGCGTCTTACTGAAAATAAAATTGTAGGCTCAGCATTTGAAGTTCCTAGATTAACAGATTTTAATTTTTGTATTAGAGCTAGTAAAGATGGACAAATTTCTGACAGAACATTTACTATCTCAATAGAAGGCGAAGATCAACCAGAATTCATAACACCTGGAGGATTGCTAGACATTGGAGCAAATAACGAATTATTTGTAATAGATAGTTCTTATGTTGATTACCAAATTGAAGTTTTAGATTTTGATACAACAGCAGGGCAGAAGTTAAGTTATTTTATAGCTAACGGTGATGGTCAGTTGCCACCAGGATTAGTACTAACTACTGATGGACGAATTGTCGGCTTTGTTCAACCTGCATTGGCTATTAAACCAGAAGACGGTGATGGAACTTATGCTAATAGCGTATACGATGCTGTAGCATACGATTTTGCATTTTTACCAACTAACGGATATGATAGTTATATCTATGATAGCGTGTTTTTTGATTTTGCATTACAATCAAATAAACCCAAGAAGTTAAACAGAACTTACGAATTTATAGTAACTGTCACAGACGGTGATACTTATGCTAACAGAACATATAAAATTTTTGTAGTAGGCGATGATTATTTCCGAGCAGACAACACTACATGGTTAACTAGTGATTCATTGTTTACTACTGACGTAACATATTTACGCCCACCAACTTGGTTAACTTCAAGCTACTTAGGATTATATAGAGCTAATAATTTTGTTACTTTAATTTTAGATACTTACGATAGTGAAAATGTCATTTATAGTTTAGAACAAATTAACGCTGATTCGTTAGCGATATCTAAAAGACGTTTAGAGTCAGACAATACGTCCGGCGGGTATTCCTTAACTACAACACTTACTACAACAGCTCCAACAATAGGTCATTTTTTATCGTTTGCTGGAATAATTCCTGGATGTTCAATTGTAAACCGCGTTGATAGTGTTACATCAATAGGTGAAAACGAATATCGATTAGGTTTACATTTTCCTTTAGAAACTAATGTCCCAGATGGTGTTAAATTTTTAATAGGAACTATGAGTGAACTGCCACCGGGAATGGCGTTCGATGAAAATAATTCAGAAATATTTGGACTTGTTCCGTATCAACCTGCTATTACAAAAACTTATAAATTTACTATTACTGCGTCTAAATTAGATGACAAAGGTGAACGTGCAAGTAGTCCAAAAATATTTACTGTAGATTTACTAGGTGAAGTCGATAGTATATTAAAGTGGGATACATCTGAGAATTTAGGTTCAATCAATGCTAACTTTGTATCAACATTAAGTGTTAAGGCCAATTCAAATATTGAAAACAATACTGTTTTATATACACTTTCTAGCGGATCTTTACCACCCGGTTTAACTTTAGACTTAGACGGAGAAATTATTGGAAAAGTAAATCAATATGCTAGTTTAAATGGACCAGGCTTAACTACATTTGATTTTACTACTGACTCTACCACCTTTGATGGTGACTCATTAACTGTTGATAGAATTTATGAATTTACAGTTATTGCACGTGATCAATATGGTTACAGTGCTATTAGTAGAACTTTTAGAATTAGTGTAGATACACCAAATCAATTAGTTTACAGCAATATTCGAGTAAAACCTTTCTTAAAAACTGAACAACGAAATCTTTGGAGAGAATTTATTAACAATGCTTCTGTGTTTAGTCCACTGAGTATATATCGACCAAATGATCCTAATTTTGGAATACAAACAGAACTATCAATGATAGTGTTTGCGGGCATAGAAACTAAAGAAGCAGCAACGTATATTAGTGCTATAGGTCTAAACCATAAACGTAAAAGATTCCATTTTGGTGAAGTTAAGAAAGCTGTTGCTATTATACCAGGGTCACAAACTTCTGTGTACGAAGTCATCTATGTTGAAATGCTAGATCCACTAGAACCTAACGGAAAAAGACTTCCTAATAAAATTGAAAACCTAAGTAAGTCTTCTAAAAATATTACGGTAGATGCTAGCAATTCCATTTGGAGTAGACAGCTTAGTGATTTAAGTTTAGACGAGCCTTACTTAGAAAGACCCGATCAAATTATATCTGTAGACAGTCAAGGGTATAATGTATCCAGCCCCCAATCAACTGCGTATTTTCCAAACAGTATTTCGAACTGGCGAGAAAGATTAGAAAATTGGAGCAATAATGGAGAACATTTCGAGGTTGAAAGAAACTACTTACCGCTATGGATGCGTAGTATTCAGCCTGGCTCTAAAGAAGAAATTAACTTTAAGTTGGCGGTCCCGCTCTGCTATTGCAAGATAGGTACTGCCGACGATATTTTGTTAAACATTAAGAATTATATAAAAAATAACGATTTCAGCTTTAATTTGCTAGATTACACAGCTGATCGTTATATAATTGATGCGGTCGAAGGTCAGACCGCAGATAAATATCTAGTATTCAGGAATGATAGGATAACCATATGAGCAGCCAAATAAACGAAACAAACATTGATATTACGTATCCCGTTGCTGGGCAAGACAACGACAGCCAAGGCTTTCGTGATAATTTTGCCGCTATAAAAACAAATTTTACGTATACAAAAAGTGAACTTGAAGATCTTCAAGGAAAAGTACTATTAAAAACTGCTTTAGAAGGCGGTACCCTAGATAACGATTTAGGCGGAAGTAGCATTGTAAACGGAAGTTTCACTAATTTCCACGGTACTTCGTATACACAAACAGTCACTGGATCTGCAAATATTGATGTTGCAAACGGATCTATGCACGGTTATACTATAGCTACTAACTCAACATTTACATTTATTAACTGGCCTGCAAGCGGAAAATATGCAAACATTAGAGCACAGTTTAGAAGCAACGGTTCTGTAACAAGTGTTGGAAACGATATTGTAGAAAATAGCAGATACACTATCAATGAGGTAGGAACTACTAATTTTATTACAATGGGTGCAGATCCTACTGCTGTTTTTACAGGAAGTATTTCTGGAAATACATTAACTGTTAGTTCAAAAGCTAGCGGAACTATTTCAACTAATACATACATTACTGGAACTGGTGTAGCTCCTGGTACTTATATCATTGCTACTAAAAATGAAAACCCAATATTAACAGGTCAAGGCGGTACCGGAACATATACAGTTAACATAGGCGGCCAAACAGTTACATCTACTCCTATGAACGGTATGACGGCTGGAGTTGTTTTTGTTGCTACGTCAAAAGGTAGTGGAACAGGAACTGTTAAACTTTGGAAATCTGTTACGTTGGCTACAGAAAGTACTGGAGTAATTACAAAGAATTCAGATTTTGAATTACCTCTTTTATTAAATCCTAATGGCTCATATCAAGTTATTGAAGCATGGACTTATACTGGAAGTACTGATAAAAACATTTATGTAAACTATATTAGTAATTTAGATACAGACAGCACAAATTATACTAACCTTCGAGTTGGTACATTAAGTGTTGACGAATTAACTGAGTCTACTAGTCCTGCAACTGGTTCTTTAAAAGTTCAAGGTGGTGCTGGAGTAGCTAAAAATCTTAACGTTGGTGGAACTGTAGTCATTGACGGTGATTTAACTGTTAGTGGAAATACAACATTAACCACATCATCAATTACTATTCAAGACATTGGTGCAATAGCAAACGTTGAAATTATTGATCCTAGAAACGGCGATTCATTAAAATATGATTCATTTGAAGATAAATGGTCTAACAACGTTGATTTAGTAGAATATGAAATATCGGTAGACGATGATGGTAGCGGAACCCAAGCTGTATTTTTTATTGACCAAGTAGCACTATCAACAGATACTGGCATTCAAGACAGCAGTCTTAAAACATTTAGAGTAGGAAAGAAATATCGATTTAATCAAGAAGATAGTTCAAATTTTGGATATGACTTAAGATTTTCAACTAGACCCGATACTGTTGTTAACCCTGACAACGAACCAGGTGAAAGAACAATTCTTGACTATACAAACAACGTAACTATTGTAGGCAATGCTGGTTCAACAGGTGCATATACAGAAATCCTTATCACTGAAGATACACCTAGTCCACTTTACATTTATGGTAAGCAAGCCAATCGTACATTAGAAACTCAACAAACTCTAAGTACTTTAGTAATTGTTGGAACACAAGGACAAATTACTGTAGGTAGTTGTACTCTAACTACTAATCAACCAATAAAAATAAGTGGTACATGGGCTATTAGTTCTGGTACTCCTAGTTTGTTTGGATACCAATCAGCCGGAACAACTTATTACGTTAAGGAAGGCGGTACCGGAACAAACTTCCAACTACTAATATCACCAAACGGTATACCTGTTCCAAGTACAACTGGTACACCCAACGGTACACTTTTAACTGTTGCGGCTCAGCATAGTGTTTCGAGTTACACAGAAACTTCAAAAGTTGGTGGTGAATACCCAGTTACCGTTGGCAATGGTCCTGTAAAAATTCTTAAAGATTATACAGTTCCAGGAAGCCAAACTATTATAGCTGATACTACTAGTAATGCAATAACAATAACTCTTCCACTAGCGCCTAGTGTTGGAACTGTAATTAGTATTTTTGATTCGGGTAATGCAGGTACAAACGCAATTACAATTTCTCCAGGAGACGGTGCTGTTTTAATTAATGGCTCAACTGGAGACGAATTGATAGCAGGAAACTACGGATCTGTAACACTTGTTTGCGATGGAGTAAACTGGACTATGGCTCGCTTGTCGTTTAACGGCAGTGAAGACGTTGCACCATCAGGATCTTTGAGTTTATCAACTTCTGTTAGTTACTTTAGTACATCCGGTGGCGAAAGTTCTAGTTTAGCAGACGGTGTTGAAGGGCAAGTTAAAACTCTTGTAATGAAAAGCGCATCAGGTGCCATGACTGTTAGTGTTTCTAACGCAGGTTGGAAGTCTAGTGGATCTGGTTCTATTGTTTTAAACACCACAGGTAACAGTTGTATACTACAATACATACAAGGAAAATGGTATGTAATTGGAAATAATAATTGCATTATTGAAAGTGTACAACCTGCACAAATTGTTACAGCGCCTGGATCAGCTAGTTCAACTGGATCTACAGGGCAACTAGCATACGACGGCACGTACATATATGTTTGTGTATCTACAAACACTTGGAGACGTGCAAGCCTTGCAAGTTGGTAATATGCATCCACTAATCGGCGACCTTTCAGCACTCAAAGATAGCGAAGTAGATTCGAAAATAAATGATTTAACTCGAAAATACTTTGCTACTACCAATTTTGAAGTACAACAACAAATCGTTATGGCTTTGGAAACGTATAAGGCAGAATTGGCAAAACGACAAGCTGCTACTTTTGAAAAAATGATGAATACTCGCAATAAAGATCTTGACAAACTGATTAAAGTCAACTAAAATAGTTGGATGCAATTAGACAAATATAGTAATCCAATCTTTAACGAACAAGACTTATTTGAAGCCTTATATAAAGGTCAAACTTTGTCTCCAGCATTGTTTGTTAACCCAAGCACAGAAATCCAATCTTTAGAGCAGATTGGTGAATTCAAATTTACACAACCTTATCCAGAAGATTTAGAAATAACTAAAGCAGAGTATGATGCTATTTGTCAGAAAAATTGGAATATGCCCGACAAATATAAAATTTTAGATATTGAGGAATGGTTATTGGACTCGTGTCCAGAGCAAAACTACCAAAGATTAATGGATGAGTTAGCAGAGTACAAAGCAAGAAATATGCTAGACTTGCTTCGTTGGCTTAAATATTTTGTAGACACTTGCTCAAAAGAGGGTGTAGTATGGGGTTTAGGGCGTGGATCCAGCGTAGCCAGCTATGTATTATATATTATTGGTGTTCATAACATTGATCCTATCAAATATAATTTAGACTGGCAAGAATTCTTGAGATAAGTAAAGCATAATCCTAGGAGATTAATATGGCAATGAAAGAACAACAAAGACAAGTACATCGCTCAATGCAGGGCAAAGAAGTTGATATGCAAAAACTAGTCATGCAAAATGAGATGACAGTGGCTGTGGGCAACGTAAAAGTAAATGCTCGTGGCGATGAATTAGGCCCTGGAGGCAAAATTATCAAAAAACGTGAAGAGTTGTTACGTGAAGCACCAAATTCTTCAGTTAAGAAAAACGTGCAGGATATGGATCCGGAAGGCAATGAATGAGTAAAGTAAGAATCAGTCAAGTTAGGCCTGTACAGGCTCATATCCTAGTTAGCGATATGAATTTTGGTGAGCAAAAAACAGCTACCGGAATCATTCTTAAAAGTGATGATGGTAAAAGCGAAGGTGTAAAACCTCGTTGGTGTAAAGTTCGTGCAATTGGTAAAGACCAAACTAATGTTAAAGTTGGTGAATGGGTATTAGTAGAGCACGGACGTTGGACTCGAGGTTTAGAATTATTGGAAGAAGATGGTACTATTGTTACTATTCGCCGTGTCGATGAAAATGGTATTTTAATGACTACTGATGAAAGACCATCGGGACCAGAGTTTGGAACATTTACTACAGCATCACATGGTTCAGAAATTCGTCCAGAAGACTTCATGCGTTAATTTTTGTCTTTTGAGTAACAGGGCTATTGACTAGCCCTGTTTTCACCTTTATAATAGCATAAAGGAGAAATCTATGAGTACATTTGAAGAAGCAGTACAGGATATTAAAAAAGCAAAAAGTGTTTTAGAAAATCAATCGTCTGAGCTTGTCAAACATCCAGATCCAAAAAAACATCAATATGTTAGTTTTGTTAAAAGCGGATTCCGCATTTTAGCAGGAGCTTCGTTATGTTTTGGCGAATTTGTAATTGCCGGAGCATTGTTAATTGTTGCTGAGTTATTGGGAATTATAGAGGAATTAGTATGAAAGAATTGTGGGTAGAAAAGTATCGTCCTAGTAAAATTGACGGGTACGTGTTTCGAGATAACCATCAAAAGGAACAAGTACAAAGTTGGATTAAACAAGGTACAATCCCACACTTGCTGTTTAGCGGCAATGCTGGTATCGGTAAAACTACACTTGCCAAAATTCTGTTCAATGAGCTAGATCTTAACCCGTTGGATGTATTAGAAATTAATGCGTCACGTACAAACTCAGTTGAAGATGTGCGTGATAAGATTGTAAACTTTGTCCAAATGATTCCGTTTGGTGATTTTAAGGTAGTACTATTAGATGAAGCAGATTATTTGTCTCCCAATGCTCAAGCGGCACTTCGCGGTGTTATGGAAGAATATCACACTACAGCAAGATTTATTCTTACTTGTAATTATCCTAACAGAATCATTCCTGCTTTGCATAGTCGATGCCAAGGATTTCACATTGAGCGTGTCGATATTACTGAGTTTACCGCTCGTGTTGCTACTATTCTTGTTGAAGAAGACATTGAGTTTGACCTTGACACACTAGATACTTTTGTCAAAGCAACTTATCCAGACTTGCGTAAGTGCATTAACACAGTACAAATGAACAGTCTGGACCAAGTATTGCATAGTCCGGAAAAAGGGGACACTGGTGAGCAAGATTATAAACTTGAAATGGTGCAGTTATTTAAAGCAGGCAAAATTAGCGAAGCACGTAAACTTGTTTGCTCACAAGCTCGTCCAGAAGAAATGGAAGAAATTTACAGGTGGTTGTATGATAATGTTGCCATCTTTGGAGACGAAGAGAAACAGAACAAGGCAATACTTATTATTAAACAAGGTCTTGTTGATCACACGTTAGTTATGGATCCAGAAATCAACCTTGCGGCGACACTAATTCGACTGGCAATGTTGTGAAATCAAAGTTAAAATCAGCGTACATGAAAACTGCGGAAATATTCGCAGAACTTAGTCATGCTAGACGCTTACATGTTGGCGCTATTGTTGTTAAAGACGATAGAATTATTTCTATTGGCTA